CATAAGAGTGGTCATGGCGAATTTGTAAAGGGAGTTTGGGTATCTGCGAAGAGTATACCCGGTCGGGCATTTTATTTTGAAACATATTTACCTGAATATGCAGCAATGTTCGATAAGTTACCAATCTCTGCGTTTACAAGCGATCCAGAGACTCCTACACCAGACCTGACATTACATAATTTACAGTTTTGGAACTGTATGGACTATGGTGTGGTAGCAGTTCAGAAACAATTTATCGGTTCAATGCACTTTGAAGTGATGACAAGAGACTTTGGTAATCAGACAGGTACTTATATTTGTACCTTAGACAACTATCATCAGGATGTAGACGCAATTGACTACTCGACAAGTGAACAACCTGCTGAACACAAGTCTCATAACCTCTTAGAGTTGGATAATGGGCAGTTTTGTCTTTATCCAAACAATAGAATGCGTATCTATGACAACAGTATCACTCCAGAAGAACCAAAAGTACCCGATTTTAAGGTATCAACAGTGTACTATCAGGTTGAGAATGGTCATGATCGTGATGGATTGGGTTCAGAGGACAATTATTTCTGGAAAACATCAAAAGAACGCAAAAATGAAGAAAATTGGGACTATGAAACTAACAATAAATCATTTGTAGAAAGTAAAGGTATCCCTTCGCCAGAAGATATTGGATAAATATTGTAACAAAGGAGGCAAAATGGTCGTAAAAGTTGATAAAAGTAAGGAATTTGTCAAAAGTGGCAAAGTATTAGTGAGTGAGTATCCTGCAGTTCACCCAAAACCAACAAAAACTACAAAATCTGAATGAAAACACAAAAACTATTCAAAATTTACAAAGCTGTAACTAAAAAATCTAAAAAATCTCTCTATCCACCTATTCGTAAATCTTACAATATAATTACATTCGGATGAAAACTGTGAAGAATGCCCATATGGGTGAACACCTACTTGTTGAAGTGTATAATGTACCCTTTGATAAATTAAATGATAAAGAAAAAATTGAACAAGCATGTGTTTCTGCAATCAAAAGTGAAAATTTGACTATCTTAAATACATTTACTCACCAATTTGACCCCTATGGTGTAACTACACTCATATCTTTGGCAGAAAGTCACCTATCTTGCCATACTTGGCCTGAAAAGGGGTGTGTAGCAATCGATATTTTTACTTGTGGGAACAAAAATCCACGATCTGTTGCATGGTGGATACTAAATTACTTTGATTCTGATGACTATAATATGACAGACTTGGCGAGATAGGTATAAATAATAAAAAAAGACTCTAAATGGCGGTAAATCGCATATCTAGGGCATTTAAGGACATAAATTTGTCTTTTAATGCACATCCAGTTACTAAAGACATCACTGTTTTGCGCAATGAGAACGCAATCAAGAGGTCTGTGCGTAATTTGGTGCAAACAATACCGACAGAAAGATTTTTTAACTCAATTTTGGGTTCTCAGGTTCGTGATAGTCTCTTTGGGTTCGTTGATTTTGGTACAGCGTCCGTTATAGAGAGAGAAATTATCACAACTATTGAAAACTTTGAACCTAGAGTTGATAATTTGCAAGTGAATGTTGATCCTCGACCAGATACCAATGAGTTTGAGGTGAATGTATTATTCGATATTATTGGCCAAGAGTTTCCGACACAGGACTTTACATTCATACTACAAGCAGCAAGATAATGCCTTTCGCAAAATTTTCTAATCTTGACTTTGATCAGATTAGAACTCAAATTAAAGACTACTTAAGAGCAAACTCTAATTTTACAGATTTTGACTTTGAAGGATCTAACTTTTCAGTTTTAATTGACACATTAGCATATAACACATATATTACTGCATTTAACTCAAACTTAGTTGTTAATGAATCATTCTTAGACTCTGCAACACTTCGTGAGAATGTAGTTTCATTAGCAAGAAACATTGGATATGTTCCAAGGTCAAAAACAGCAGCAAGAGCATCAATATTATTCCAAGTACAAACAAACTCATCAAGTCCAACACTTACTCTTCAACCCGGACTTGTATGTACAGGTGCTTCTGATAACACTGGATTTGTATTTTCAATATCAGAGAGTATAACTACGGTTGTAAACAATGGTATTGCACAATTTGGAACAACAGACGATTCATTATCAGTTTTAGAAGGAACTTTCCTTACTTCTCAGTTTGTTGTTGATGGATCTCTTGAACAGAGGTTCATTTTAGAAAATGGATCAATTGATTCATCATCTATTGTAGTTTATGTAAAAGGATCAGCAGATCCCGGTCTTGGAAAGCAGTATAAGCAAGTTGATAATATTGTAAATGTTAACTCATCATCTGAAACTTACCTAATTCAGGAGATTCAGGATGAAAGATATGAAATTCTATTTGGTGATGGTATCTTTGGTGCTAAAGTTGAAGATGGTGCTGTAATTACAGTTCAATATATTGTCACTTCAGGTGTTGATGGTAATGGCCCATCTATTTTCAGTTATGCAGGAAGTCTACAAGATTCTCTTGGAAATATAGTTGTTCCCACAGTGGTTCCAACTATCACAACTATCAATGCTGCAGCAAATGGTGGTGAGATAGAGACTTTAGATTCGATTAAGTATTTTGCACCTAGACTGTATTCTGCACAGTACAGGGCGGTTACGGCTAGAGATTATGAGTCAATAATACAATCCATTTACCCAAACACTGAAAGTGTATCTGTTGTTGGTGGAGAAGAACTTACACCTCCAGAATTTGGAACAGTATTCATTACAATTAAACCTAAAAATGGTGAATATGTATCTGACTTTGATAAAAGAAACATATTAACTAAGTTAAAAAGTTATTCTCTTACTGGTATAAATCAGAAAATAGTTGATCTTCAGGTTCTTTATGTTGAAGTTGATTCCTTTATATACTACAATTCATCACAAGTTGCAAATGTAAATGATTTAAAATCAAAAATTACAACTTCATTGACAACATATTCAAGTTCAGCTGACTTAAATAAATTTGGTGGAAGGTTTAAGTATAGTAAAGTTTTGAATGTGATTGATAATATTGATAAGTCAATTACATCTAACATCACAAGAATTAAGATCAGAAGAAACTTAAATGCACTTGTCAATCAATTTGCTCAATATGAGTTATGTTTCGGTAACAAGTTCAATGTAAAACCTGAAGGATTGAATATTAAGAGTACAGGATTTAGAATTCAAGGAACTGCTGATACAGTCTTTATCACAGATACTCCAAATGCTGATAAGTTGACTGGTATTATATCAATTGTCAAAAAGGATGAAGTAACTGACACTAATATCGTTGTTGTTAAATCAGCAGGAACTGTAGATTATATTAAAGGTGAAGTTAATTTGACAACGATTAATATAGTATCCACTGATAAACCGAATAATATAGTAGAAGTTCAGGCATTCCCAGACTCAAATGATGTCATAGGATTGCAAGATTTGTATCTCGAATTTAACATTCCGAATAGTACTATAAATATGGTTAAAGATACAATAACTTCTGGTGAACAAATTTCTGGTGTTGGATATAGAGTTACATCATCTTATGCAAATGGAGAACTAACAAGGACATAATATGATCGGAACTGGTATTGAAAAGCGTATACAAATACAACAAATAATCGAAAGTCAACTTCCTGAGTTTATTCTCTCAGAAAGTCCAAAGACTGTCGATTTTTTAAAGCAATATTATAGATCACAAGAATATCGTGGTGGTACAGTTGACATTGCAGATAACTTAGATCAATATTTAAAATTGGATAATCTTACACCTGAAGTGGTTGTAGGTGTCACAACTTTAAGTACTGGTATAACTTCTACATCAGATACAATTACTGTATCTACCACAAAGGGGTTTCCAAACGAATATGGACTATTAAAGGTAGATGATGAGATAATTACATACACTGGTTTAACAACTAACACCTTTACAGGATGTGTAAGAGGTTTTAGTGGTATTACATCATATACAGATCCAAACAATCGCGGTGAATTAGTTTTTGAAACTACAACTGCAGGTATTCATACAACTGGTGTAAATGTTAATAATTTAAGTGTTCTATTTTTACAAGAGTTTTACAAGAAAGTCAAATCAACATTAACTCCAGGCCTTGAAGATTCAAGTTTTGTGTCCAATCTTGATGTAAGTAATTTTATAAAGGAATCTAAATCATTATACCAATCGAAAGGAACTGCAGAGTCATTCCGTATTCTTTTTAATGTTTTATTTGGAGTTACTCCTAAGATTGTTGATCTTGAGGAATTTTTAGTTAAACCATCATCTGCAGAATATATTCGTAGAGAGGTTATACTTGCAGAGGTGATTAGTGGTGATCCTAATAAATTAGTTGGACAGACAATTACAAAATCAACTGACTCAGAAACAAAAGCATCAGTATCTGAAGTTGAGGTAGTTGCTCGTAATCGTAAGACATTCTATAAAATAAGTTTATTTGTTGGATTTAATGATAGAACTGGTATTCAGGGTACATTTACGATTCCCGGTAAAACAAAAGTAATTGGAAATGTATCTGTTGGATCTTCTGTAATTACTGTTGATTCAACCGTTGGATTTGGATCTACTGGTATCGCAATATCAGGAATAAACACAATTACATATACTGATAAAACAGTAAACCAATTTTTAAATTGTACTGGTGTATCGACAGCAATATCAACTACTGATGATTTAAGATCTGATGAAAATATATTCGGATATGAAGATGGAGATATAACAAAAAAAGTTGAACTTAGAATTACTGGTGTATTATCTAATTTTGAACTCTTACCAACTGTTGGATCAAGTGTTGCGTCTGAAGGTGAAAGAATAACAGTTAAAAATGTTGGAGAAGTAGTTCCTAACCCTGCAGTTAACAAAACTAAAAAAGAAGTATGGTTTAACTCTTGGATTTACAATACATCATGTACTTTCCAGATTGATACAATTAGTGGATCTACATTTACTTTAAAATCTGGATTTGATAAATCAAACCTCAAAGAGGGAGATACTATTGAGATTATACGAAGAGGAACAGAAATAGTTGATGTTTCCAATGCTACTATACAAACTATAACAGTTACATCTACTTCTAATCAGTTATTTTTAAATAATATTGGAGGATTTACTCCTACAATAGGAATTGATTATAACCTTAGAAGAAAATTAAAAACAGCATCAAGTAGTACTTCTACTCTACAGTTTGGTAATAATATTATCACTTCTAATGTTCAAAATACTTACAATTTAAATGATACTGAATTTTATGTGGCATCATCTTCAATGCCAGCATATGATATAACTGAAACAGTTGATAAGAGCACTATTAGTGAAGCCAATGGAACTAGATTGCAACAGTTTAGTAATATCACCCAAAAGTATTCAATTATATCTTTCCCACAAGATGTTCCTTTTATAACTGGTGATGCAGTATTTTATAAACCACAAACAACTCGTATTGCAGAATTAACTGAAGATGTATATTATGTTGAAGTTTTGGCAGATAAAAAGCAGATTAAGTTATATTCATCTAGATCATTCATTACAATTGCTGATAATCTAGAACTTACTGCACTACCAGTAGGAAGTGGAGAACAGAGTTTTGTTCTTTTAAGACATAAAAATGAACAAATTGGAGTACAAAAAATATTTAAGAAGTTTCCTGTAGAACCAAATATTAAATCTGGTAAATCTACTGCTACAATTCCGGGTGCAACTGGTATTTTAGTTAATGGTGTTGAGGTTATAAATTATAAATCAGATGATCGAATTTATTACGGCCCATTATTAAAGGTTGATATACTAAATGGTGGATCAAATTTTGACACAATCAATCTTCCTCAAGTTGTAATTCCACAAGTATCATCAGGAACAACTGCATTAGTTCAACCAGTTGTAAAGGGATCTTTACAAGAAGTTATTGTAGATCAACAGAATTTTGATATTGATAAGGTTTTATCAATCACTTTATCTGGTGGAGGTGGATCAGGTGCCTCTCTAAGACCAATAGTAACAAAGAGAGTTAGAGAGATATCTTTTGATGGTAGACAGTCAACTATCGGTGGTGGAGTTAATATTAATACTGATATAATAACAATTAATGGTGGCCATAATTTACTAAGTGGTGAACCTTTAGTTTATGATAGTAATGATAACTCACCATTAGGTGTATCAACAATTCTTGCTGGAATCCATACATCAAATAATGCAGATCAAAATAGATTTTTATCAAATGGATCTGTGTATTATCCAGAAGTTACGGGAATTAGTTCAATTCGATTATTTGAAAGTTTCTCAGATTATAATGCTGGTGTTAATACTGTTGGATTTACTACAGTTAATACTTTAGGAACACATAAATTTAAACTATTAAATCCAAAAAATCATTTAAGATCAGTTGTAGTTGATAATGCAGGATCAGATTATATAAATCGCAAACTAAGTGTTAAACCAGTTGGTATTTCTATAATTGATAATACTATAAAATTTAATAATCATGGATTCATTAGTGGAGATACAATTGAGTATAATTTTGCTGCAGGTGGTTCAATTATATCTGGATTAAGTACATCAAGTCAGTATCGTATAATTAAACTTGATAATAACACATTTAGACTTGCGAGCATATCTAATGATGACTATGTGAGAGGTGATTATGCCAAATTTACAACTACAGGAACAGGTTTACAAGAATTTTCATTCCCTCCTATAGTTCTTACAGTTAATGCTGTATATTCACCTGTTTCAATCGCTCTAACCGAATCCCTTGTAGTAACACCAATTGTTCGTGGATCTATAATTGATAATTATTTGTATGAAAATGGAACAAACTATGGGTCTAGTATATTAAACTTTGAGAAAAAACCAAGTGTTAAAATACAAAATGGTAAAGACGCAGAAGTTGATGTAGTTGTTTCAAACGGTAAGATAATTGCAACTGATGTTAGATTTAGTGGAAAAGAATATTTTTCACCTCCCGACTTAGAAGTTGTTGGAATCGGATCTGGTATTGGTGGTAGATTAAGACCTGTAGTTGAAAACGGTAAGATTACTGATGTTAAAATAATTAATCCCGGTATTGGATATACATCTGCACCTGAAATAATAGTTAAATCTGCTGGTATTGGTCAAATATTTGAACCTTCTGTTAGATCGTTATCAGTTAATAACTTGGAAAGATTCGATGATGAGATTCTACTACAAGAATCACCTACAAATTTACAATATGCTGTTGTAGGATATAATACTTCAATCTACGGAACTGAGTTGGGAGATACTGGTGGAGGACATTCACCAATTATAGGTTGGGCATATGATGGTAATCCAATTTATGGGCCTTACGGATATAGTGATCCAGATAATACAAACTCACCAATTAAAATTTTAAATACAAGTTATACATTAGATACTTCAAATGTAACTAACAGACCATCATTCTCATCAGGATTTTTTGTCGAAGATTACAAATATAGTGATGACGGAGATTTAGATTCAAGCAATGGTAGATTTACAAAAACTCCTGAATATCCAAATGGAGTTTATGCATACTTTGTTGGTATACAAACAGGTGCTCAAGGTAATCAAATTCCTAAATTCCCTTACTTTATCGGAGATACTTATAGATCTGAACCAATTGAAGATAATTTCTTAATGGATCAAAGCACATTTGATTTTAATGGATCAAATATTATCCGAAATACTCTACCATACAAAGTTTCTGACGATACTGCTGATAATGATTTCTTAATTGAATCAAATGAGATTGTTGAACAGAGTGCAATTGTAGAATCAGTAACTAGAGGTAATCTTGAAGGATTCCAAATTGTAGAGGCAGGTAGTGGTTATAAGGTAGGTGATACTTTAAACTTCGATAATCTCAATACCTCTGGTGGGGGAGCCAGTGCTCTTGTATCGCATGTTGAAGGTAAAACTATTACTAGTGTCAATACAAGCATAGAGACCTATACAAATGTCGTATATGTGCGAAAGAACGATAGTAAAGTAACCGCATTTATATCAACATCACATACTCTTTCAAATAATGATACAATTGCAGTTTCTGGATTATCAACAAGTATTCCAAAACTTACCGATTCACATAAAATTGGTGTTTCGTCAGAGAGAGTTGTATTATATAAAGAATTAGGTGCAAATGCTAGTGCTGGTGTTGTAACAGATATCTATGTTTCTAAGATACCAGATGTAGTATCTGCAGGAAGTAGTATTGGTATTGGAACTGAGAGTTTATTAGTTCTTAATACATTCAATGAAAGAGGTATATTAAGAGTCAAGAGAGGTGTTGTGGGTGCTGCTCATACATTATCCACACCAGTCTTTACAGTTCCTGATAGGTTTGATATAGATCTTATTACATCTCCGTTTGAATCTAAGATTAATGATATAGTTTTCTTTAATCCAGAAGAGCAAGTTGGTGTTGGTACAACTGCAGGAGTCGCCATTGGACTAGCAAAATCGTTCACAACTGGTGAAAGATCAAAAGTAATATCTGTTCCTTCAAAGAGTATCTTCATACCTAATCATCCATTTGCTAATAATCAAGAAGTTATTCTTAAAAAACCAACAAGTGCAAATGCAATTTCCTGTGGAACAGGAACAACAACTGCAGTAGCTGCAAGTTTTAACTTACCATTAAGTGGTGACAGTCAAACAGTCTTCATCAAGAATATTTCTAAGGATTTAATTGGTATTTCGACAGTTAGAGGTAGTGAAACAATATTCTTTAAGAATGATGGTACAGATAGTTTTGAATATTCAATCGAATCAAACTTTACTCAAGTATTAGGAAAGGCACAAAAGATTACTGCTCATGTTGCAGTAAGTACATCTCATGATCTTACTAATGGTAGTAATATAGATTTAACATTAGATTCTAATATTTCTGGTGG